CTATTAAAAATCTTACTGAGCATCAATTACAAGCAATTAAAGAAACACATGCTACATTGTATAGGGTCTTGGATTCTATTAGAGAATTAGAAGATGTTTATTTATCAGACATAAAAGAAATGGATGGTGCAATGTGGAAACTTAAACTTGAATTTAATTTAGAGGAGAAAAATAATGGGTAGATATTATAATGGAGATATTGAGGGTAAATTTTGGTTTGCCGTTCAGAGTTCTGATGATGCTGATTTCTTTGGAAGTAAGGGAACTGCGTGTCATCTTCACTACTACTTTGATGAAGATCATTTAGATAAAGTAAAAGAGGGTATCAAAAACTGTAAAAATACTTTGAGCGAATATAAAGAGCATCTAGATAACTTCTTCAAGACTGATGGCGATAAAGGATATAATGAAAAGATGTTAGTTGAATATCTAAATAAGAATGTCATTGGTAATCGTAATCATACTGAGAATGGAGTTAAGTTCTTTTTAGAATGGTATGCAAGATTATATCTTGGAAAGCAGATTCTCAAGTGCATCAAGGATACAGGGCAATGTTCTTTTGAGGCTGAGTTATAATGGGCAGACGAGGAGATAAGACAGGTCAAAGAATAAGAAATTCTATTCTTGACCTACATCTGCAAATTAAAAAAGAAAATAAAAATAAGACAAGGGAGGAGTTGGAGTTGGATGATCTTTTCGAAGATCATCCAAATGCCGACAGAGATAAAGACATAGGTAGAGTTAAAAGAATATCTACGTCTACACTTCAAAATAGAAACAGGGAGTAAAATAATGGATAATCCTACAGAAATAAAACGAAGAGGATATTTATCTTTTTTTAAAGATGGAGTTGCAGATGCCTTGTTACATGGAGATGGCATGGATGAAAACAAAAGATCATCTGCTTATTATAAACAAGGATATGATTTTGGTTTAACCATGTATTCTGAATTAGATGGTAAGGATTGGGAGAGTGATCAATGAAATACAATAGTAGAGGTTTTTTAGGATTTAGTGTTGATCATGAAACCGAAGATTCTGATGAGTCTGTAAGAGCAGATGATATTCGGAAAGCAATTATAAAAAGATTAGCAGATTTAAATGATGAAGATCTTATATCATCCGTTGAACTAGATGATACCTGTGAATGGGTAATGGAAGAATTGGATATAACCAAATGTAAAAATGGTGTTGGAGATTGGGAAATAACACCCCTCCATGAAACTTTTGATACCCTTGAACAGGCAAAAGCTAGAGTAAAAGAACTACAGGCAGAGGAGGATAGGAAGTTTAAATGAATCGAGATCATATAGATTTATGTAGTGGGATAGGAGGCTTTCCTCTTGGATTCTCATGGAGTGATTTAGAAACTAATTTAAAATTACTTTGTGACAATGAAGAATGGTGTAGAAAAGTATTAGCCAAGAACTTCCCAAATGTACCAATAGCAAATGACGTAAAGGAAATAGCAAATGACCCAAGAAGATTTATTCAAAGAAAACCATTCATCCTCACAGGTGGTTATCCCTGTCAGCCGTATTCAGTCGCAGGACGTAGGAATAAAGAAGATCCTCGTAGAATCTTTCCGTTCATCCATAGCATTGTTGAACAAACAAGACCCTCTTGGTGCGTTTTCGAAAATGTATATGGACACTTCTCAATGGGACTTGACGAGGTTCTCGTTCAAATGGAAACCATTAATTACGCAACACGGACGTTTATCGTTCCGTCTAGTTCAATCGGAGCATTACACAAAAGGGACAGAATTTGGATCATCTGCAAAGACTTGGGCGACTCCGAACACGATGGATCATCTACCACCGAGATCCGAGGAGGCAACACGGAAACTTCAGAACGGACACCGAAAGGGCAGAAAACGTCCAAGCAATCTGAGGGAGCAAGTCGATCCAAACACAGTCAAACTATATCCAACTCCGAGAGCCTCGGACGTAGAGGGGGGGATGGCATCGAATGTGGAGATCAACAACGGCAGATTCTCAAGGACGAACAAGGACGGAGTTCGTTGGGGAGTGAAGTTGAGGGATGCCGTGAATCACATGGAAACCTTTCCGACTCCAAGAGCATCCGAATACAAAGACTGTGGAGCAGTTGGGAGCAAGAGTCAGATTCACATGGACAAGAGATCATACCTTTGTGCGAAAGTAAAAGATCCCCTGCAGCCATCTGGAAAACTGAACCCAACGTGGGTAGAGTGGTTGATGGGTTACCCAAAAGGGTGGACAGAATTAAAGGATTAGGAAATGCAATCTGTCCTCAGAATGCAATGATAATAGCGAATGCAATTCATAGAAGTATGACCGAAGTTTAGTTAAGTGGTTGGCAACAGTTCTCTCATGGTGCGAAGATAGAATATCGTTTTAACCTAAATGCCGTAGATGTCTTTTATCAGCTTTCCCACAAATTATTTTGAACTGATGAAAGGGTAACGCTTGTTGCCGTAATATGATTGAGCAAAATCTACGGAAATCTATCACCTTATATACTTTTATAGGAGGATATGTATAATGAAAATAAATAATTGTAAATGTGGAGAAAAATCTGATGTTCAAGTTTGGGGATCATTTTATTGTAGCAAATGCTATTTCAAGGAACAGGGAGAAAAATATGATAGATGGAGAAAATTATCCACAAGAGACTCAATTGGAACACGAGCCTATAATGAAAGAGGACATTACTTGGAATCAAGCCGTTCAAAAAATTGAGTCAGTCATCAATGACGTTTGTAGAGAATATGAGAAAGACGGACATCCATATTATGCAGATTCATTATTAAAATATTGGAGAAGAATTTTGAAAGGATAGTTATGTTTAAAGTTTTAGTTATAGCCTGTGCTATTATGCCTTATCCAAGGGGAGAGATTTTGGAAACAGAATGCTATGTAGTTGTAGATCAATGGCAACCAAGCATTCATGGATACAAAACAGAAGATCAATGCAAAGATAGATTAAAAATTATTACAAACTCAATCACAAAAAATTTTAAATTACTTTCATTAAAAAAACAATACTGCATCAAGTCGCAAGAAAGGGAGAGAATATGAGGCAAGAAAAAAGCAGAAAATATGCAACTCAGTTTATGAATTATAATCAAGCTGATTCTTATTACATAGAGGTTTACACGAACATAAAAAGAGTTATTAAAGTAGAGGCTATAACTGAACAAGAGGCTATTAGAAAAGCTTTGAAAAGGGAAGAGCGAAGGAAGACCAGAAACTGTTACACATTTGTTGATTGCGATTACAATGTGGTTGAGGAGAAAGACTATGAGGCTTATAGACAGACTAATCAAGAGATTCGAAGAGGACGCAGTTAATTTTGCACTCGCAGGGATGGAGCAAGAGGCGAAAGACGCAAGAAGATTAGCTAGTAAATATAATGAAATGAAATATAATGGACATACACATTCACTCAGATCGGAGATAAACGAAAAATGGAAAAAGAAGTAGATTATGAATGCCAAAAAGAAGAAGAAGTTAAAAAACACTGTTCGCCAAGATGTCCTAGATGTCAAGGCACACTACAGACTGTTAACATACATGGTCATGATCAATGTATTTTGTGCCATTGTATTGTGGATGATTGTTGCCAAGGCTCACAATTAAAATGAGTGACAATATCATAAAATTCCCATATAAAATGAAGAGAACAGTTAAGCCTGTGTCATTAGTATGTGAAATGGCATCAGAAACATTTGAACAACTTGTCATCATGGGACAAAATAAACAGGGTCAAGTTCAAATGATTACAACATTAAAAGACCCTGCTGACATCTTGTGGTACATGGAAGCTGCAAGGTTTGGAATCATGCAAGGATTAGAAGAGGAGGAAATGTATGAGTAAAAAAAATGGAAAAGCAAAAATACACGTTATCCATAGAGATAACGTCATCAACTTTCCCAAACCACCCCCACCTGGCGATGAAAGTCGCAAAAAGGATGTGGAGTCTGGGTCACGATACACAGTCCATTTCGAACCAGATTGGGACGGATGGACAGACGATCCAGAGGATAGCTCGGCTTGAGGAATGGAAAAGAGAGAAACGCACTTCTGTTGAGGGATGTAGAGGTTATTGGGGACCTTTCTTAACAACGGAAGAAGAGCGAGAACTTCCCGAATCAGATTGGAGCGGAACAGATCATCCTGATGCTGTAAAACCCGAACCTAGATATAGACAAAAAATTAACGAGAGTTATTCAGCACCATCAACTCTCGCATGGATAGAGGACACATACAAATGAATTTTAAATACAAAACAAAACCATATGATCATCAAAAAATAGCATTAGAAAAAAGCTATGACAAAAAAAATTATGCATACTTTATGGAAATGGGATGTGGTAAATCAAAAGTATTGATAGACAACATTACTTGGCTTTATCAAAATGGTAAGATAGATACTGCAATTATAGTTGCACCCAAGGGTGTTTATAGAAATTGGCAAGAGAATGAAATACCAACACATATGCTAGACGAAATAGATTGTGATGTTTATCTATGGAATCCGCAGCCGAACAAAACAGAAAAGAAAAGATTGGTTGATGGAGCATATTCAAGAGAAAAATTAAGAATTCTTTTGGTAAATGTAGAGGGATTTGCAACCGCAAAAATGAAAAATTACATTGATTATTTTACAAAAGATACAGAGTTCTTATTAGCCATAGACGAATCAACAACAATAAAGAATCCAAAAGCTAAAAGAACCAAGGCTCTGATGTCCTTTGGATTGTCAGCTAAGTATAAAAGAATACTAACAGGTTCTCCTGTAACTAAATCTCCTATGGATTTATATTCTCAATGTGGATTCATGAGTAAAGATCTCTTAGGTCACGATTCGTTTTGGTCTTTCCAGGGAAAATATGCCATCTCAAGAACACAGAGAATGGGATCACATTCATTCCAACAAATAGTTGGTTACAAAAATTTAGATGATCTATCTGAAAGACTTCATACTTTTTCACACAGAGTTACAAAAGCGGAGGCACTAGACTTACCTCCCACTATATATGCAACTCGTGAAGTTCCAATGACGAGCGAACAGATGAGACATTACAAAAGTATTAAGGATGCAGCCATCGCTTTGCTTGATGATGGTCAGTTAGTCTCAGCACCTGCCGTCATGACTCAGCTACTAAGATTACAACAAGTGTTGTGCGGGCATACGATGACGGATGACGGAGAACTTGTAGAGTTTAAAAGTCACAGGACAGATGCCATGATTGAAGTTATCGAAGAGATGAATGGTAGTGTTATAATCTGGTCAAGATTTAGATACGATATTAAAAAAATAAAAAAGGTTTTACAAAAAGTTTATGGGCGAGATTCTGTTGTTACTTTTTATGGAGACACATCTGAAAGAGACAGACAGATCGCACAACAAAGATTAAATAACGGAGATGCGAGATTCTTTGTAGCTAATCCTCAAACAGCAGGACGAGGACTTACGTTGAATACTGCAAGTAATGTTATTTATTATGCTAATGATTTTAACTTAGAATCTAGGATACAATCAGAGGCAAGGTGTCATAGGATAGGACAGAAGAACACAGTTCTTTATGTTGATCTTGTGGCTAAAGGAACAGTGGATGAACACATTGTTAAAAGTTTAAAATCTAAAAATGAATTATCAGCAAGATCTCTTGGGGAGGATGTAAGGGAATGGTTGAAGTAGAAAAAAGAAGTGCAAAACAGACAGGCATGGCAGGAGAATTATTTACTGCATTTGAGTTAGCCATGCTAGATGTTCAATGCGATTTAGTAAAACATGACGGAACGGATGTTGTTGCGATCAAAGGTCCAAAAGTTTTCATGTCTCAAAAAATAGAAGTTAAGACATGCACATATAAAAATGAAAAAAACTTATATTGTTTTTCGATATCTAAAGGCGGACAAAAAAGCAGATACACAAAAAGTGATTGTGATATTTTAGCTTTGGTATCTTTGCCTCAAAGAAACATAATGTTTTATTCGGTTGGTTCTTTATCAGGAATAACAAAAAAAATTCATTTTAATACATTTAAGAATGACAGAGATCTCATAAAAAAATCTTGGGATATCGCTTTGAAAAATAGTTTAGATGAATCGAAAAAAATGTTAGAAAATTATAGTATTGAATAAGAAGGTATTTGACACTATATATATAAAAGAGTATTTTCCTCTAACGTAACGGATTTAAAAGGAGTATATAATGGATCCCAACAAATGGAAATCGGTAGTTGTTTCTATTGAAGTCTATGAACTTTTAAAAGATTTAGCCGAAAAGAATGAAAGGAGTGTAAGTAGGCAATTAGCATACTTAGTCAAGCAAGTAGCACAACAAAAAGAAGTAGCTTGACAAATACTGTAATTGTAAAGTAAAACGATTACTCAATCCCGAAGGGGAAAAACTTTGTAACTGAAAGAGGTAATTATGAGCGATATGTATGCTCTATTTGAAAAGGAAAAGGTCGATGCCAATAAGTTCGACAATGTAGATAAAGAGGGAGCATCTAAGTTATCCAACTTTATCCGACAATCCATACAAATCCAAAAAGATATTGAGGATGCTGAACAGCACCTCAAGGATTTGAAATTCAAAAAAAGAAAAGTGAACGAAGAAGACATACCAATGCTCATGGAGGAAATGGGCATGGATAGTATTACTGTGGACGGACACAAGATTACTATAAGACCTTTCGTTCATGCTCGTATATCTGAGGACAAAAGAGAACAAGCTTTCAATTTCCTTAGATCTGTGGGCGAGGCTGACATCATCAAGAATGATGTGGTCGTGTCGTTTTCTCAAGGAGAAGATAATGTTGCAGGTGCAGTAATAGATGACCTGCGTAGAAATGGATTTGATCCTGTTCAGAAAACACACATACATCCTATGACTTTAAAGTCGTGGGTTAAAGGAAGAATCGAAAGTGGTGGAGAATTAGACTTCGAAACTTTCGGTGTTTTTGTCGGTAATGAAGCTAAGATAACAAGGAGTTAAAAAATGGCTACTACTCAAGTACAAGAAAAGAAAGAAAATCTACCTATAAATTTCATGAGCGAATTATCTGAATTTGCAGGAGAAGGATTGGATTCAATTGGTGCTGATGATATGCAGATACCTTTTTTAAGAATAATTCAAACTACATCGCCTCAGTTAAATAAGCAGGAGTCTGTTTATATTAAAGGTGCGAGTGGGGGAGATCTATTTAACACTGTGACAGGAGAAGTCTGGGATAGTGAAGAAGGTGTGTACGTTATACCATGTGGATACACTCTTAAATATTTAGAGTTTCAACTAAGAACCGAGGGCGGAGGATTTATGGGCGAATTAAAAGCCAATGATCCTGTGTTAACTCAGACTAGTAGAGATGGTGCTACTGAGTTGTTGCCATCAGGTAATGAGTTGATTCGTTCAGCACAACATCTAGTTATGATTGTAGATGTAAATACAGGTGCAACACAAACTGCGATTTGTGACATGAAAAAAACACAGTTGAAAGTGTCAAAAAGATGGAATACCATGATGAAGATGGTACAATATACAGGACCTAATGGATTGTTTAACCCACCGATGTGGGGAACTATATGGAAGTTAACTTCTATTCAAGAAAGCAATGATAGAGGCTCCTGGTATAATTTTGCAGTTGAGAAGGTCGATCCAACCTTGATCCCCCAAGAGGCTTTCTTGGCTGCAAAAGCTTTTTATCAATCGTTTAGGTCTGGAGAAATAAAGACTCAGGCAGTAACGAATGAGGAAGTAATAAATGAAAGTTCTAAGGACGAAGAACTGCCGTTTTAACTGTTTGGGGCGATGAATGTTCCTCCCTTTATCGCCCCAATCTTTTAGGGGATTCAAATGAACTTATACGAAAAGTTCATGGTTGCATTCGAAGGGTTTGGTGCAGCACATGGACAGACAAAAATATCAGAGGAGAGAAGAGCAGGAAAGCAAAAGGCTCATTCCTTTATTGTAAGACAACCCTTAACTTTATCTTTGATAGAGTCACATATTAATGGATTCAAAGGTGTTGGATCTATTCCTATTAATGAAGAAAACAAATGTAAATTTGGTGCATTGGATATAGATCAATATCCATTAGACTTAGTTGCATTAGATAAAAAAATTAGAAAATTTAAAATACCTGCCGTTGTGTGTAGAAGTAAATCAGGTGGGGCACACATATTCTTTTTCTTTACAGAATGGATTAGTGCAGGAGAATTTAGAGATAAAGCATCTGAGATATCTTCTATTCTTGGGTTTGGTAACTGCGAAATATTTCCAAAACAAGAACAAGTTTTAGTTGAACGTGGAGATGTTGGTAATTTTTTAAATCTTCCATATTTTGATGCTGAACAAACAATGAGATACGCAATCAAAGAAGATGGAGAAGAGGCAACTCTAGAGGAGTTTATAGAGTTGCAGGAAAGCAGAACTGTTTTACCAAAAGATTTTTTATCTTTAGATTTTGGTGGGTCTTCAAATCAATTCAAAGAAAGTCCTCCATGCATATCAACTATGGCAAAGCAGGGGATTCCAGAAGGTGGCAGGAACACCTCTATGTTTAATGCAGCGGTAATGTTTAAAAAAATGGATCCTGATAATTGGAAGTCTTTACTAGAAAATTTTAATACAACTTATTGTGTGCCTCCATTACCTGCATCAGACATTGTGACAATTCAAGGACAGATGGATAAAAAAGAATATTTTTATACATGTGATCAACAACCTTTATGTTCTTTTTGTAATAAATCTTTATGCAAGACAAAAAAATATGGGATAGGTAATCAAGAACAAACTATGGAGATAAGTGGTTTGTCTGTTGTTTTATCAGAACCAAGAGTTTGGTTTGCTGATGTTGATACTAAAAGATTAGAACTATCAACAGAGGATTTACAAGTTCCTTTGAAGTTTCAAAGACAATGCATGGAACAATTAAACTACATGCCTCCAATTATGAAAAATAGTGATTGGCAAACTTTAATTAATTCTTTGTTAGAAAATGTAAATGAAATAGAAGTGCCACAGGAACTAACATATAAAGGTCAGTTTCTTGAACTACTTGAGAGTTACTGCACAGGAAGAGTACAAGCACAATCAGCAGAAGAATTGTCTCTTGGTAAACCTTGGACAGAAGAGGCAAAAACATATTTTAAACTAGATTCATTGATGCAGTTTTTAAGAGCAAAGAAGTTCGATAATTATAGCCGTGGTCAAATACAAGAAAGACTAAAAGAATTAAATGATAATCAAACAGCTAATGGCAGTAAAAATTTTAAAAACACAAAAGGAGAGTGGAAAACTGTAAGAGTCTGGTGGATCCCTGAGTTTGAATCAGAGGTTCAAGTTCCGAGTATCGAGGTTCAAGAAGAAGAGGAGGTTCCTTTTTAATGAAAAAAAAGAAAATAGAATTATCTAAAGAATTTTCAGAATTTATAGAACATGAATCTGTTCGCTCATCATTGGAACTTTACGAGTTGAAAACTTTAGAAAAATACAACTTCACAATTAGTTTATTAGAACACTATGAGCAAGACACAATAGAGTTTGTAAGAGAACAAAAAAAGGTTCCTTATTCTCTTACCAAAGGAGAAAGAGAAGAATTAGTTTATAATCAAGAATTGATGAAAAATTTTAAGATGGTTAAGGATCACATTATAGAAAGAAGAAAGTTTTTTATGCAAATATTTTTTAAAGAGGACTAAGAGTTTTAATGAACAGATGGGCAAGAGGTAGAGCAAGATTAAGAGATTATGTGAATCAAATAAAATTAGAAAGAGGATGTGAAAGATGTGGTTATGACAAAGATCCTAAAAATCTACAGTGGCATCACATAATTCCAGAGACTAAATACAAGGCTGTGGCTGAAATAGTTAGTCAAGATAGAAGTTTAAAAAAAGTAAATGCAGAAATAGAAAAGTGTGTATGTGTTTGTAAGGCATGTCACGGAATGTTGGAGATGTAATGGAAACGACAATATTTGGTCCACCAGGGACAGGAAAAACAACAAAACTTATTTCAATAGTTCAAGAAGAAATAAAGAATGGAACACCACCCGAAAAGATAGGGTTTGTTTCTTTTAGTCGAAAGGCTGCGGAGGAAGCAAAAACTAGAACAATAGAAAAATTAGGTATTAGTGATGAGAAACTTGTTTGGTTTAGAACATTACATTCATTAGCTTTTCAATGGTTAGGTATTAGTCGAAAGGATGTTTTGTTTGGAAGTGATTACACACACATTGGTAAACTAGTAGGCTTAGAATTTTCTGCTAATTCCTCTATAAACATGTCCGATGGAACATTATTTACATTAGGAAAAGATGGAGATGCTTATCTTGGATTAATTAATATGGCTCGTGTTCGAGGTGTAAGTTTAGAGCAACAGTTTAGTGATACAAATGACCGTAGGATGACTTTTCAACAAGCCAAAGTAGTTCAACAAGCATTACATGATTATAAGAAAGCAATGAAGAAACGTGATTTTGTAGACATGATACAAGACTTTATAGATCAAGGAGAAGGTCCTATTTTAGATCTTTTGATAGTGGATGAAGCACAGGACTTAGTCCCTATGCAATGGGACATGGTTAAAAAAGTTTTAGTTCCAAAGGCAAAGAAAATTTTTTATGCAGGAGATGATGATCAATGCATATACTCTTGGATGGGTGTAGATGTTAAAGATTTTTTAAATGCTAGTTCTAATAAAATTGTATTGGATAAGTCTTACAGAATTCCGTTACATGTACATGCTATAGTAGAAAATTTAGTTGGAAGGCTCTCTACCAGACAATCGAAAGTTTGGCAACCCACCAAAAAAAAAGGTTTAGTCGTTTGGCATTATGATATTATGGATGTAGACCTCAGAACTGGAGAGTGGTTGATCCTTGCAAGAACGAATTACATTGCTAACAAAATCGCTAATAAGCTTAAAGAAGATGGACATCTCTTTTGGAAAGAAGGTTCTGGTTGGTCTATTTCCCCAAATGTACTTAACGGAATAGAGGTGTGGAATAAAATATGCAAAAAACAACAATTGCCGATAAGCGAATGGAAGACTTTTTCGAAGATAACACAGCCTCATGTATTTACCAAACATGGAAGAAAAGTGTTAACTTCTTTAGACCCCGAAAAATTATATACAATAGATCAAATGGGAGATTGTCTAAATGTGTCAGCGGAGACACATTGGAATCAAGTGGTAAAAGTATCGGACAAGGAGTTGACTTACATAAATTCAGTGAGGAAGAGTGGGGAGAAGATTTGGAACGGATCACCAAGACTAAAAATATCAACGATCCATAAGGCGAAAGGTGGGGAGGCAGACAACGTCCTACTTATGCTAGAGTCTTCAAGAGCATGTGTAGAAAGTCTTGATCAGGATTCAGAGATTAGGACTTTTTATGTAGGGGCAACAAGAGCAAAACAAGAATTACACATTGTAGAATCAAGTAAAGATAATGGATTTAGATTATGAAAAAAGATAGGAAACATTTTTTAGATGAAGCAGAAAAGTTAATTAATGGTCCGAGAGCCAAGGAATATGGACCAGCTAAGTTTAATCACGAACGCATAGCCAAGATATGGTCAGTCGTACTAGCTAGAGAGGTAACGGCTGAAGAAGTAGTTGCCTGTATGATTGGTGTTAAATTAGCTAGGTTAGCTGAGACAATGGGACATGATGATTCATGGACGGATATCATTGGATACGCAGCACTTGGAGGAGAAATCATTAATCATGAAAAAGAAACATCAATATAATCTAGCGAACATGGGAGGCGATTGGTTTAAAGCGAAGGGGCCAGAAGAAATGCCAGACTTAACAAGCGAAGATATAAAAGAAGCAGCAGCAATAGGATTAGAAAGTGATTGGTCGCCACCTTCATCTTTCCCAGATTTAACTAAACACGATAGAATATCTGTTGATTTAGAAACAAGAGATCCTAATCTATTAAAACTCGGTCCAGGGTGGTGTAGAAAAGATGGATACGTCATCGGTGTGGCTGTAGCTGCAGGAGATTTTATAGGTTATTACCCTATAAGACATGAGGGTGGTGGTAATCTACAACCTAAAAAAGTATTCTCCTGGTTAAAAAAACAGATGGAAACACCCAACATAGAAAAAGTATTTCATAATTCTATGTATGATTTAGGTTGGCTAAGAGCCGAGGGCATAGAAGTTCAAGGCAAGATTATAGATACGATGATCGCAGCACCTTTATTAAATGAAAATAGAAGATTCTATAATTTAAATTCACTTGCAGGAGAGTACCTTGGCGAGTGGAAAAATGAAAAGATGATGAACAAGGCTGCAGAATATTTTGGTGTAGATGCAAAGTCTGGGATGTGGCAATTGCCTAGTCGTTTTGTTGGTGCTTATGCTGAACAGGATGCTAGAGTTACATTAAAGCTTTGGGATCATTTAAGACCTTTATTAGATAAAGAAGAATGCAATGCTATATTTAATTTAGAATCCTCTTTACTTCCTGTTTTGTTGGACATGAAAACAAAAGGTGTTCGTGTGGATGTAGAAAAGGCAGAGAGTGTCAAAACTATGTTGGCTAAAAGAGAAAAAGAATTACTACAAGAGGTGGTCAAAGAAACTGGATTCTCTATAGAACCTTGGGTCGCTACATCTATAGCAAAGGTGTTTGATTCCCTTGGGATCGACTATTTTCGCACAGAAAAGTCTGGGTCGCCCATGTTTACAAAACAATTTCTCTCTAATCATCCTCATCCCATCGCAGCAAAGATTCTTAAAATAAGAGAAATAAACAAGGCTAATACTACTTTTATTAAGAGCATTCTTGAGCATTCTTATGAAGGTAGAATTCATTGTGACTTTAATCCTTTAAGATCCGATGATGGAGGCACAGTAACAGGGCGATTTAGTTCTAGCAACCCCAATTTGCAACAGATTCCTGCACGAGATCCTGAGATCAAAAAATTAATTCGTGGTTTGTTTATCCCGGAGGAGGGCCACAAATGGGGTTCCTTTGATTATGCATCACAAGAACCAAGATGGTTAGCTCACTATTGTGGTAGCTTGACAGGACAAAATAAACATCCTCAGATAGATCAAGTGATAGACATGTATAATAAAGGAGATGCTGACTTTCATCAGATGGTAGCCGATATGGCAGGCATATCTCGTAAGAATGCTAAAACAGTTAATCTTGGAATTATGTATGGTATGGGTAAAAAGAAGCTTGCTGATGTTATGGGTGTAGATGAAGAAGAGGCTACA